ACCATACTCCTGATTATATAGCAGCGACTTGTTGGATTCTTACTGATAGTAAAGTTTCAGAATATATGCTAAATGTAATAAGTAATGGATTTAGTGGTACGCACTTAATTTCGTTTGCAAATGGAGTACCAACACAGGATGAAAGAATGCAGGTAGAACGAAGTTTAGCATCTAAATTTTCAGGAAGTCAAAATGCAGGAAAGTTTGTATTAACTTTCTCTGATGACAAAACTAGAACTCCTGAAATTACTGCTATAGGAATGAGTGATAGCGACAAGCAGTTTTTAAATTTAAATGAAACATTAATACAAAATGTATTAACTGCTCACAGAGTTACTTCTCCTATGCTTTTAGGAATTAAAGATGCAGGTGGAGGTTTGGGATCAAATGTTGATGAGATGAATAGTGCCTTTGAAATATATCTTAATACTGTAATTATTCCCTACCAAAAAGCGATAATAAAAACACTATCTAAAATATTTGAGGTTAATGGTATGAACTTACCAATATCTTTTGTACAAGCTAAACCTATTACTACTAAGTTTACTGTAGAAGATTTAAAAAGTGTTCTAACTCAAGATGAAATAAGAGCAGAATTTGGATTAAAACCTTTAGCAGATGAAGAACTAACGGCAGAGGATGACAACTATAATTTAGAAAAAGTAGGCACAATAGTTTCTGATGGTAAAGAGTTACCATTATTTGACACAAAAGAAGAAGCTGAAGCTGAAGCTGAAAAAATAGGTTGTAGTGGACATCACATACATACGCAAGATGGTAAAGAATACTTTATGCCTTGTGCAAACCACGATCAATTAATAGATTTAAAAGACTGTGATTGTGGTAAGAACAAAGGTAAATGCAACAAAAGTTGTTACGAGAAAACTGAGTTAGATGCTTTCTTAGAAACTGTTGAGGATATACCTGAGGGTTGGGAACTAATAGATGAAGAAGTAGTAGATGGAGAACACGCAGACTTTGACTTTGAAGAAGAACTAAATCAGATAGCTGCTGAGAAAATTGAATTAAGTACAGGTAGAGCAATACCAAATAGAAAATCAGAGCAAGATGGTATATCTAAAAAGACATACGACTACTATAGGGTTAGATATGTATATGCACAAGACAATTTTTTAAGTAGAAAGTCAGGTAAAAAAAGAAAATTTTGTACGCAAATGATGGGTGCAAAAAAACTATATAGAAAAGAAGATATAGCTAGAATGTCTACTAAAAAAGTAAATCCAGGTTGGGGTAAAGGTGGTGCAGATACTTACGATATATTCTTATATAAAGGAGGTGGTAATTGTCATCACTTTTGGCTAAGACAAATATACAGAACAGAACTAGGTATATCTAAAACTACTAAAATAGAAGATGCAGATTTAGTAGGATATACTAAAGCTAGATCAGAGGGGTTTACTGCTAAGAAAAACGACAAGAGAGTAGCTATAGCACCTAAGAGAATGAAGAATAACGGATTTGTAAAAAAGAGATAATATGGCATACGTTTTATTTATATCAGAAGATAAACTAAAGGACAGTACAAGTATATATGGTTCAGTAGATAGTTCACTATTACTTCCTTATGTACGACAAGCACAAAGACTGTACTGCGAAACTAAGCTAGGTACAAAGCTAACACAGAAGCTAAAAGACTTAATAGTAGCAGGTACAGTAAATGATGCAGGTAATGAATACTATAAAGAATTACTTAACGACTATATAGGAGATTATTTACCTAATATGGCTTTATATATGGCTATACCTTTTTTAAGATTTAAAATAGAAGCAGGTAACATATACTCTAAGACATCAGAAACTGGAGTTGCTTTAACAACTGCTGAATCACAACACATAAGAAGTGAGATACTTAACACAGGGGAGTATTTTATTGAAAGAATGATAGACTTTATTAAAAACAATATAAGTCGTTTTCCTGAGTACAATACAAACTCAGGTGCAGATGTATCTCCTGATAGTAATGGTTTTTCATATTTAGGAATGAATTTAGAAAGACCAAAAGGACAAGGAGATAAGATAACACTAAGAGATTTTCTAACTCCTGATCTAACATAATGAAGAAAAGATATAAAGTAAAAGAAGTTAATAAGACAAAACTAAAATCATATTTAAAAAATGCCAATACAAAAAACAGTACAGGACACACTAGAAGTTGCAGCAGTAAACGGAACAGTCCTAAGTGTAACAACATTTTCTAATATAGAATTAGCTTTAAAGATTATTCTGCTAGTGGTATCAATAGCTTATACTATAGACAAGTGGTATAGTCAAAAAAAGAAGAATGGCAAAAAATAAAATATACACAGTAGTTAAAAAAACACGTACTAAACGTAAAGGAGTACATTCAAAAAATGCTTCCAAATCCCAAAATGCTTTTAAAAAACAATCAAGAGGACAAGGTAAATCTTAAACTTGTTCGTATGATATGTACTGATAAATCTACTATAGGTAGGTTATATCTTAATGAAGAATATGTATGTGATACTTTAGAGAATCCATATATAAACAATGAACGTAACATAAGTTGCATACCTACTGGTAATTATGATGTAAGGTTGCGTTTAGCGAGAGAGAGTGCTTCAAGAAATTATTTACATCTTTTAGTACAAGAAGTACCTGATAGAAGTTATATACTGTTTCATAGAGGTAATACTGCTAAAGATACGTTGGGTTGTATTCTAGTAGGAACGCATAATGAACAAGACTTTGTTAGTAATTCAAAAGATGCTATGGATTTATTAATAAGTGAAATACTTAAATTAGGTGGCGAGAATATTAAATTATCAATTAAAAAAAAATAAAATGAAAAATTATTTAATCTTAACTATGTTAAAGTCTAAAAAAGTATGGTACACATTAGCTGCAATTATTGTACCATTTATAGCAAGAAGTTTAGGAGTAGATGAAATTCACGTAAGCGAAATCTTTTGGTCAATCTTAGCACTACTAGGTGTTACTGGTTTACAAGATTTTGGTAAAGAAGCAAAATAAATTGTCCTTAAAAGGAAAACGACTAAGACTGTCCTCTGAAGAAGTTGAGTTAATCAACGAGTTCAGGGGGCAAAACTTAGATAACATAAATGGTAATACTGCTCTTGATCTACATATAAAAGAAAGAGGTATATCTAAAAAAGACATAGTTAGTGTTAAGCATTGGCAAAGTATGTCAGGAGAACTAAGGTTTTCTATAGTTACAAAAGAAAATTATGGTGTAGAGCAAAACGAATTGCTTGAAGATATTAAAAACTTAATAGATAACCACGCACCTACATATCCAACAATAAAAAGAACTAAGGGAGAACATCTATTAGTAATAAATCCTGCTGACATTCATATAGGTAAACTTGCAGTAGCATTAGAAACTGGAGATGAGTATAATAGTGAGATTGCTTGTAAAAGAGTTTTAGAGGGTGTTACAGGGCTTTTAAGCAAGTCTAAAGGGTTTAGTATAGACAGAGTGTTATTTTGCGTAGGAAACGATATATTGCATATAGACAACGTATATAATCAAACTACAGCAGGTACAAGACAAGATGTTAATGGTAAATGGTGGCAACACTTTGAATTAGCTTTAGATTTATATGTTAAATGCGTAGAAATACTTAGAGAGGTTGCACCAGTTGATGTTGTTCATTCTATGTCTAACCACGATTATCAGTCAGGGTTTCACTTAGCACACGCATTAAAGTCTTGGTTTAGAAATGCTAAAGATGTTACATTTGATATATCAGTAGCACATAGAAAGTATTATAAGTATGGATCAAACTTGATAGGTTTAGAACATGGAGATGGTGCAAAAATGGATAATCTTCCTATGCTTATGGCTAATGAAAGACCTAATGATTGGTCAGATACTAAATATAGATATTGGTATTTACATCATTTACATCACAAAGTTAAATACAAGTGGAGAGATGCAAAAGATTTTATAGGTGTTACTGTAGAGTATATGCGTTCTCCTAGTGGTACAGATAGTTGGCATAGTAGAAAAGGTTTTACTGGAGTTCTAAAAGCAGTAGAGGGTTTTATACATTCAAAAGAATCAGGACAGATTGCAAGGTTAGTACACTACTTCTAATCTACTAAAAATCAATAACTTACATATAGTTAACAATTTAATTGTTAATAACTTATTTAATTACTATGTTAATTTAAAAGTTAATTTGTATATTTGCATTATAATTAATAACAATAAACGATGAATTTTAAAACAATAAAGGACAGATTAGCAGAAGCATTAACAGAAAAAGGTTATAGCTTTTCAGATGCACAATTAGAATATGTTTTAGACTGTGAAAATTTTGACGGAATTCCATTTAGATTTTGTTCAAGAAATTATATTCCTTTAATGTTTGCAGAATTTACAAGGCTAAATGCATTATCGCCAATGAAATCAGATTTTCGTTTACTATAATAATAAATAAAAACAAAAACAAATGGTATTAGAAAAACGTAAGTTAAGATTAGTAAGTAAAAGATTTAAAAATATATTATTAAATATAATATTTTTTATAATCGTAAGTATAGGATCAGTAGGTTTATTAATGTTGGGTGGTTTATTAGATAAAATATAATGGATAGAATACCTACACCTACACCACTAACTAAAGAACAATTAGTTGAGATGCAAAAGCAACACGAAATAGAAAGACAAGAAAGACTATTAACCTACGATAATACTAAGGTAGAAGCTAAGTTAGTATATTATAAAGGTACTATTGCAACAGCAAAAACACATTCTTATTTAAATAAACAATTTGCAGATGTTAAAAAAGATTGGAACTCCGTTGTAATGATAGGAACTGAAAGACAAAGATGTGCAGATGATACAGTAGATAATATTACTAGTACATATTCTTTAAATCTTACAGATGATATGTTAGAAGCATATAAAGAAAACAATAATCAATTATTAATAATTAAATAAATAAATATGAAAAATAGTAAAGTAGTAAACGTACAGGGTTCAGGGATGTTTAAAGAACTATATGTATTTGAAGTAGAATTAGATAACGGAGATGTAGGTAAAATATATCGTAAGTCAAATGATTCTAAATTAACTAATGGTCAAGATATATCATACACCATTAACGACAAAGGAAGTATTAAGATTGTAACAGATTATCAAAAAAATCAAAGTCAATCAAGTCCACAAAAATCAGACGATGTTCAGAAACTTATAGTTAAACAATCAACATTAAAAGCTGCCGTTGATTATGATAATAAGTGTAGTCCTGAAGATGTGCTTAAAAATGCTCAGATGTTTTATGACTGGGTAATGGGTACTGATGTACAAAACAAAGTAGATCAGGTATCTAAGGCTTTTAACGATAAGTTTAAAGGTACAACTCCTGATGACTTACCTTTTTAATATGACAGATAGAGAAAAATTTGAAACCATTTGCGACCTTACTACTAACACAGTAGGGTTGCAAAAAGATGATTTATTATCAAAAAAAAGAAAACAAGAATTTGTTCATTCAAGAATGATAGCTAGTGTAATAGCAATAAAAAATATAGGAATACATCCTGATACTATTGCAGATGTTATAAAAAAAGATAGGACTTCAATATTGTATTATTATAAAATGCACAAACATAATTATTCATCTATAAAAAAATACAGAGATATTTTTAATAAAGTGTATGCAGCTTTTGATAAATCTGAAAGTATTAAATTTGTTTTTAATGATAGAGATGAACTTTGTGAATTTTTAATAAATGCAGGAGTAAAAATTTCTACTGATCCTGATATAAAACTTAAAATTAAAAGTGGTAAAGCAATATATAAACTACCTACAACTTATTTACAAATAGACAATAATACTGAAATAATAAATAAAGCATTAAAAGAGTATGATTACTCTATAGACATTATAACAATATGAAAGAATTATTAAGTAGTACTGCATTTTTAGTAGTAAACAAAACATTAGCTAAGAACATAGGTTTAAAAGAAACAG